GCGAGGACAGCCGCTGCTCCTGTTCGGCAATCTCGGCGTTGAGCCCGTTTGCCGTCTCGATGTCGTGATCGGGGTCGCGCGTCACCTCGAACAATTTGTCGCGCGCCGCGTTAAGCCGGTTCTGACGGTCCTCGATTTGCTGACTGATGGTCGGTTGGTCTGTCATGGAAGTGCCCCGCAATGCGGGTTTCATCGCGGCAGGAGTGCCGATTTTCGTCACCAATCCCGGCCCGGTTGCGGCAGGCGTGCCGAAGGCCAAGGTTATGGTGCCGTCCGAGATCCCGAGGGATCGCGCTAGTTGCAGTGCCGCCGGATTAGCCGGCACCGATACGATCGATGTCTCAAGCAGCTCTTGCCTGGTGTAGCGGGTGCCGCCGCCGGGCCGCTGCGGGTCGATGGGCTCCGACTCGATGCCGAGAAAACCGACGCTGGTGGCGGCCAGAAGGTCAGCCTCGATCAGCCGGCGCACATCGTCCGCTATCTGCGTCGTGCCGGCCGGCGCCGGCTCGAAATCGCCGAGCAGTCGCTCGCCCTCTACCCGCACATTGCGCCAGTTACCGACAACCTGGTTGGGGTTGTGGTTGAACAACGCCACCGGATGGCGGCGGAAGTTGTCGAGCATCCACCCGCTCGGCTCGATCACGTCGCCGTAGCGGTCCACCGTGGCGTCGCTCAGGACGTAGCTGAGGCTTCCGCTCACCTTGCCGGCGGCGGTTTTGCGTACCAGGGTCATGGTATTTCCCGCTAAGGGGTCAGGCGACCATCGCCATGATGTCGATGTCGCTGGTGCCGTCCGATGCCGCCACACCCCGCGCCATCGTCAACGCCACCATGCCGTCAATCCGGCTGGCGCTCAGCGCCTTGTGCAATTTCCGATTCCCGGCCGCATCGGACCACACCACCGCACCGGCCGCACACATCGTCAACACCGGGTGCATGCCATGCGCCAGCTTCCGATTCAGTAAGTCGCTTTCAAGTTCACGCAAGGCCGGCGACATACTCGCTACGCCCTGGCCATATTCAACAAACCGGGTTTCAAGGTCGTATTCGTCAAATCCCGCCTTGCTCAGCCACGGTCGTAAATTCTTCCAGTTCCACCTGTCGAACCCGATCTTCCTGATATCGTATCTCTGAAACGCATCCCGCAGATGCTCGGCAACATATTCGTATTCGATGCTCTTGCCAGGCGCCGCTTGCAGATGCCCCTGCGCCTGCCACAAATCATACGGCACCCGGTCAGCCCGAGACTTTGTGCTCAGCCCCACCGACGGCAACCAGAATGTCGGGTGCACCTGCCATACACCGTCAATCTCGCCGATCAATACCAGCGCCGTTAAATCCGCCGTAGCCGACAAGTCCAACCCGCCATATACCGGCACGCCATCGATCGGCAACGGCACATCACCGCACCCGGCCCACACGCTGGCACTCACAAACGGGCTGTTTCGATCCACCCGCTGATTCAAGATGAGATTGCGGAACTCGCTTTCCCGGCTCGGCATCCGCCGAGCATCTTCCGCCATCGCCAGCACTTCAGCCTTATTCAAGAAATCCCCGAATGCCGGATTTGCGCGTTTGATGGTTTCTTCATCGAACGGGTCCAACGCCTGATCCGCGGAATACAACCTGACAATCACCCGCGGGTCATTCCCCGCCAGCGCATCGTCTATCAACACGCTGAGCAAATCCGCATCCGTTGGCGCTTGGGTCGAAATGACGATGCTCAACGGATCATCCTGCGCTCCGGTTGCCGTCTCTAAGGCTTCGTACAATGTGCTACGCGGCCCGCGTACCTGGCCAAGTTCGTCAAAAATCGTCAGCGCCGGGTTCAGGCCGAAAGCCGTCGTAGCTTCCGCACTCAGCGCTTTGTAGAACGTCCCCAGCGCGGGACAGACGATCTCCTTTGCCGTCTGGCGGATTTGGATGAACGGATACAGTTCCGGCGACAGCCTCACACACTTCGCTGCCAGATCAAACAACAGGCCCGCCTGATCCCTGCTCTGCGCTGCACTGTACATAGCCGAATTGGCTTTCGCTTCCGGCCCGCATAAGTGCAATAACAGCAAGAATGCACTTAACGCCGTCTTGCCGTTCTTCCTTCCGAAACTTAATATCGCTCGCCTTGTGCCATGCGGGTTGTCGTATATCGCCCGCAGACAATCCCGCTGCCATTCCCGCAACACTACCCGCTTGCCCACCATCTGCGCATGCCCGCTCGGCACACGGCAACATTCCTCTATCCACCAGATGTTACGCTCAGCCCGCGTTTCTTGTGCGTGTCCACGGCGCATTGACTACCTGTGCCTGCTTCTTGTTGGCATTGTGGTTGATCAAGGATTGCGGAGTAAGTCGCAACGAGACGCTTAGTTTGCGGATGCTCTCGCTTTCAGAACGTTGAACGTTGAGCAGGTTCAACAGCGTTGCATTGTTGGCTACCTGCCCGATCATTGTGTCTATGCGGTTAGCAACAACAATGTGACGGCATAGCTGCGTCAGTATTCCAACCGCACCCGCATCAAACCAATCGGCCGGGTGTCCGTTGACGATCCGCTGCCACTCCTGCCGCGCCTCGATATCTAGCGCCTCGGGCGGCTTCAGCCTTTCAATCCGCTCCAGCACCTGCGGAACAATGCTCAGGCCAGCAGATGGCTTACGACCGCGCTGCGTTATCGCCACGTCGTGCCACTCTTACTCTTGGCGATAATGGCAGCTCTCAGGCTGGCCTCACCGTAATCGCTGTTGCGGACCTGGGACAGCGGTAGCCGCACATCGTGAATGGGTTTAACCACAGGATAGTAGACCACGGTGTTAAATGTACTATGAAACAAAGCCAGCATATCGCAATCCGCTGGCGTCATCCATCGTTGGTACTTATTGGCAGCGCCCTGGACCCAATGCGATTTGTTCGTATTCCACACAGCCATTTCTTTGCGTGGGCCAATGTAGGTTTGTTTGCTACTCTTAACATCTACGCGGTAACTAACATTCTCATATTCCAGTATCAGGTCGAACCCCACTGCATCTATATGGTGCACTGTGTGACCTAGCTTACTGAGGTATGCACACACCATGAACTCGGCATAGCGGCCCACAAGGGTGCTCTCCGATTGCTGCGACTTGGCAGCAACGCGCGTCTCGACTTGGGTTGGTGTTCCGAATAGGTCTCTTACTACCGCCGGCTCAGCGCCAGTCACGCTTATCGCTCAAGGGGGCGGGGGCCTCGAAAATCTGGCGAGGGAGCCCCCAGTAAGCGGCTCTGGCCGCGATTTTGCTATTTTGTACAAATCAGGCCGTTCGCCAATGGTGGTTTGTATCAAGCGGTATTCCATACGCATCGCAGCCACTGACTACAAACCTTTCGTCGCGTTTAGCGTCTCGGCCGCGTGCTTTCTCGCGGTGGGACTGGTTATCGCAGACAGGGCACAAAACCCGGAGGTTGGCGGGGTTGAGGGCGAGGTCGGGCCGGGTGCGAACGGGTTGGATGTGATCGACGCGGGCTTGGCCGGGGCGGCTGACGTTGCGAGCGCAGACGGCGCAGTGGAAGCGGGCGCGCAATAGCGCGGCCTTGCGGGCCGCTCGCCAGGCAGGCGTGTGGTAGAAGCCGTCGCTGGCAGGGCGCGGTTTGGGCATGGCTGGGGACATAGAGGGGGCTAGGGATAGTGGAGAGTTGGAGATCTCACACTGCGGGTAGCGTGGGAAAGTTCCGCAGCATGTCAAGCGAAATGTTCGGCGAGGATGCCCAGAGCGCCGACGAGGATGCCTTTGGCAACCTGCTCGCGGATCGGTTTGCCGGCCCAGCCTTCGCGTAAGCTCCACTGCCGCAAGGACATTTCGCAGCCCAGCACAAACCACGCGGCGGTGGCGCAGGGGCTGCCGTGCCCGCCGAGCGCGTCCATCGCAGCGACGATGCGGCGGCGGGCGCGTTCGCTGCCGTGCGGCCCGGCGCTACCTCCGCCTTCGCGCACAATGCCGGCAGCGCGCAGCGGATCGAGATGCGCGAGCCGGAACAGGCGGCCGAACTCCTCGCCGGCATGGCGCTCCCGGCGGCCGATATCGCCGCGCCGTTCCATTCGTTCGAGCATGGATTCGACCAGCCACGGGGCACCGATGCAGCCCTCGCTGTCGGCGATCGTTTCCCCGGCTCGGACAACGCGGTCGTGCTGCCGGCGCTCAGCGGAGGGTGCGGCGATCATTCGGCGGCCTCCGCATAGGCGGCGCTGGTGTCGCGCAGGCGGCTCAGCGCATCCAGCGCGCGGCGGACATCGGGCGGCGTTCGGGCACGCGACCCGGCGGCGCGGGCGGCCTCGATGGCTTCCCATGCGGCCTCCTTCTCGGGCAGGCCGGGCAGCGCCTGGCCGGCGAAGTGCGCTAGGTTGTTCAGCCAGACTTCGCGTTTGTGGTCGGTGATGGCTTGCCGGTAGGCGGCCTCGTCGTAGGTGCCGTTGCGCAGCCCGCTCGGTGGCAGGGCCAGCGTGGCGAGCACTCCGGCAACGAGGGCATCGGCCGCGGCGATGTCCTCGGCCGAGTGGGGCTCGGACGGCGCCTCGCGCGCGAGCGCGTGCGTATGCGCGCGCGGGGCGCAGCCAAGATCCCCTTTAGAAGTTTTAAATTTTAAATTCTTCTCTTGGCTTCGCCTTGGTTCTGGATCTGGATCTGGGTTAGCTAGGGCGTTCGCTACGCATTCGCTGGAGCGTTCGCTGTAGCGTTCGCTGTAGCGTTCGCTGGAGCGTTCGCTAATGGTTGATTGACGCGATTTCAATGCGCTAGCTGCACCTCCCGACGATCCGTTAAATTTATTCTGCATAATTTTATCGTGAATTCGATTCCACTCTGATTCGAGCCTTTTTTGATGCAAAAATCCGTCGTCGGTTTGGAAAAACTCGATCAGCGTCGGGCGCAGGGCGCGGCGCCAGTGAGCCGTGGTCGACCGGCAGATGCGGGCCAGTTTGCGATCGTCGTCGGCCAGCGGCTTGCCGTTGTTGCGCCAGGTTGCGAACAGCAGCAGCAGGTAGGCGCCGAGCTGTTCCGCGCTGAGGTGCAGCGTGTCGCCGAGCAGCGCGTCGGGATAGATCGGCATCATCGGTGCCTGCGACATCGTTACTCCTCCCGAGTTTCACCAGCCGAGCGGCGGCGGGCGCGACGGCCGCCCCGGCGAGCCGTGGTCACGGGCCGCCACCGGGTCGTCGGTGAACTGCAGTGGTGGTAGTGGTGATAGTGGCACCTTGGCAGCAAGACGCCGCTTAGACACCACAGGCGATCCGGCTAGCCGCCCCAGCGCGATGCGGATCATCGCCGCCTCGACGGTTGACCACTTGACTGTCAGCACCCAGCGTCCGGTGAGTGCCCGCCACGCCTGGCCCGCGGTCAACCCCGTCGCGCGCCACAACGCAATGGTGCGGGCCACGTCATCGGCGATGCGGTATGCGGCGGGCCAGGTCACAGTGGCAGCCCCGATGACGCATCGGCCTCGGCGGCGAGCCGCTCGTATTCCGGGAAGTGCGGTCGCAACAGGTCGCGGTCGCTGCGGCGCAGGGTCTTCTGCCACGCGTTGAAAGCGGCGGTGCCGTCCTTTGTGGCAGCGCGGGCCTCGTGGTCGAGTTCGGCGAAAACATCGCAGGGGGCAAAGGGTTGGCCGGCGTCGGAAGGGGGTACAACCGGCGCCGGCCCAGTCGCGGGTTGAGCTATGGGGAACCCATCCTGCGGCTGTTCTGGCGGTGTGAGTGGCGGTAGGCCGAAGGGGTCGTCGGCCTGTTTGGCGATCTTTTCGTAACCGGCAAGCCCGGCCCTGATGACATCCCGATCTGCTGGTTCCAGCGCCTGCCAGAACGCTCGAAACGCTGCCGTTCCACGCTCTGCCTCGGCATGCGCGAGCGCGAAGATGTCAGGGTATGGCGGCGGCTCGGCGTCACCCGTGACGGCGGCGAACTGGTCGAGGTCGGCGGTCGTGTCGGTGGCCGCCTCTGGCAGTGCCATTGCCGGCATGTCGCGCACTTCCTCGGGGACGTAGAACCCCGACGTTGCCATTGGGCAGACGGTGCGCACACCTTCACTGACACAGCGGCTGCGCATCATCTGGCGCGGGAATTTCCGCCACATGTCTTTGCTCGCGAGGCCGGCTTTGGCGGCGCGAGCGGTATCCCAGAGGATACGGATGGTGCCGCCGGCCGGATGCGAGAACGTGGCATCCGCCGCCTCGTCCGACAGCGCGTGCCACTCGACCCGGCCGCCGGCATGGATGAAGTCGCGCATCATCGCTTCGGAGGTTTTAGCCGGGCGCCCCTGAATGATATTGTAGTCCCGTGCGGCTTCTGCCGGATGGCGCCCCTCGGCCTGCGATATGCTCATCAGGACAAGGGCTTGCTCCTTTGTGGTGATGCCGAACATGCGGGATTTGGCGACGGCATCGGCGAGCTTTTCGATGTCTTCCATGCGGTGCATGGCACCTGGCCGGGCGGGCAGTGTCACCACGTCATTCTGCGGCATCTCAGTCATCCTTCAAGAACGGCCAGGCACAATCGCTGCAGTAACCCGACATTTCATCGGAGCGGCGATAATCCCACCCGGTGTGATAGCGAGCGTGCGCGTCCAAAGTTTCCATCCAGAAAAACGCGCCGCACGCTTGGCAGTAAGGTGACGAACTATGGATTTCGTCGTGGCAGGTGCGGCAGAGCGCCACTAGCGCGTCCTTACACAGCACACCGTTATCGTAATACACATGATGCGCGACGGTTGCTTCACCCCATAGTCCGCCGCAGATTTGGCAAACATGCCCACTCTCCGCCAGAACTTCGGCTTGCATCTCCCGCCATTCTTCAGTGGCATAATCAGCGCGATTGAATTTGGTGTCGCTCACGCGGCGGGCTCCTCGTCGAGCAGCGCCGCGTCATCGACGGCGCGCACGCGCAGAGTGCGGATGTCCTTGGCGGGGATCAGCACCTCGCGGCGGTGTTGTGTCGCAAAGCTGATATTCCAGCCGGGCAGCCACCCGCGCGCCGCCGTCCCCATGCGGTTCTTGATGACGTAATCGATTTCCTTCAGCCGCTTTTCGGCGCCGCTGGTGGTGGCCTTCAGCGCGGCGCGTTCGTCGAGGAGTGGTGGTAGCTCGTTATCACCGCTGAGGTCGCGGTATGAGCCATCGTCGAGATCGGCCTCGATCTGCGCGCTCGGCGCGGTGCCGGCGAGATCGCCGGCATCGAAGCTGCGCCACCAGTCAGCGACAGCATCCAATATGCGGCGCTCTGCGGCCGCGTGGCGGGGCACTTCAACGACGTGCAGCGGATAGGAGGGGGAGACTTCCAGCACCGCCAGCAGGCCCCAGGCGCGACCTGTGACCATCATCTCGCACAGCGTCTGGATGACGTAGCCGGTGGGGATTTTGCCGTGCCAGGCTTGCCACTGGTGGCTGCTGACGGTCTTGCATTGCACCAGTCCGTCGTCGCCGCACAGGTAGTCCGGCGTGCAGCCCAGGCGCCATTCGGGGACACGGTGATAGGTCGTGGCTTTGACCAGCGGCGGCAGTTCTGGCCGCTCCTCGGCGAGCGCGGCGGCGACGGCCGGTTCCAGGATGCGCCCGCGGCGCATGGCGGGGCTGTCGGGCACTGAGGCAGTGCCGGTGCCGGTGGAGCCGCGCATGATATCGGCGAGCTGCGGCAGTGAGAGATAAGGGTGCAGACCGAAGAGTGCCGGTAGGCGTGACGCGGTTATGTCCAACCGGCGACGGTCGAGCCATTCAGCGAGGCTGGTGATCGTCCATTGCTCGCGCGCCGGCTCGGTCATGGCGTATCCCACGGCCCGGTGCGGGTGGCCTCGCCGGCCTCAAACAGGCGGCGGAGGTAGTATGTGTCGAGCCAGGGGTACGAGCTGCCGCAGCTGCGGCACCAGACGTAATGATCGCAGTCTTGACCGTCCTCGTTCTGTCGCTCGGCGAACCATTGCCAATGGCAAACGCTCTCCTCGCAGGACATTTCGTGACGCAGGAACGCGGCGAAGCCAGGGCCGACATCTTTAATCGGCACAGGGTTGCCGCCCTCCCACGGCCCGGTGCGGGCGGCCTCACACAGCCGGCGGGCGAGCACCGCCTCGATGGCGACGGCGGCGACGTGGGCGAGCGTGCGCCGCATGTCCTTGGTGTCGGCCCAGGCGAGCGCCGCTCGGGCGGCGCTTACGTCGGAGGACAGCTCGCGGAGGATCGCCTCGGCCAGCTCGCGGTCGTGCTCGCTCATGCTGCCACCCCGCGTGCGATGGTGTGGAATGTCCGTATGCCGTACAGCCCTATGAGGGCCGCTTCCGCGCGGCCGATGGCGTGCGCCCTGGTGCAGTAGCCCCGGCGCGCGGTCCACAGGCCGGCGTCTTCGGGCAGCAGCCGCCCGGCGGCAGCAAGCGCCAAGGTTTTGCTGGCCTTGATGCCGTAATGCGACTTCCATTTGGCCGCGGTGACGATCGAGAGGGGCCATCCGTGACAGGCGGCGATTGCTTTCACGGCCATGTACCTTTGGCCCAACGCAAAGGCGCTGCTGGCGCCGATACGGCGCTCGCCGCCGGCCCACGGCGCTTGCCGTTCGATCCACAGATGGCCGCAGCGGCGCTCGTCCAGCGCGGCGAGCAGCTCGTTGGCGAGGTCGCGCACCATCAGCTCGGTGCCGGCCATCGGCATGTCGACAATCGCCAGGACGCGGCACGTCTCGGCATCGATAAAGGCGACTGCGCCGTCGGCGCCGGGGTCTGCGCCCGCGACAATCACGGCCGGCTCCGGGGGAGGCCAACCCGGCAAGCACCGGGTTGACCATCCTCGCTTAGCGCCCCACCTTGATTCTGACGCGCAGAATCACGATGATGCGTAGCGAGAGTTTGCGATGAGTACGCATCGCATCCTCCTCCGAAGCGCCGGGCCTCCAACGCCCGGCGTTTCATTTTGCCAGCCTCAATCCAGCGGCCGATAGAGTTCAGTACGGGCACAAGTACGAATAGGCCTACAAACGACGGCACCCAATGGTAACGAGGGGCCGCCGGGTCTGACATTTCGCCCTGGAGCACCCACCAGCGGTAGCGGAGACCGTGTATCGGGGCGGGGGTCACCCGTGCACGTCCCGATGGCAGTCGTCGCAAAGCGCGACCAGATCAAATAGCTTCTCTTTAGCTATCCACTCAGGAGAACCCGGCTGGCAGTCCCGCGGGTAAACGCGGTGATGCACCTGCTCTGCCGGTTGGTTTCGACAGCCTTCGCAATAGCCGCGTGCACGCTCAAAAACGCGTTCCCGTTTTCTGTACCAAGTTGCGCTTTTGAGGTACGCGTCGTAGCGCTGCCACCAAAGCCGTTGGTCTTCTTGGCGGGCGCGCTCTTCGGCCGCCCATGTTCTGCGTATCTCTTCCGCTCGTGCTCTTGCGTCGATTACCCGAAGGCACGCCTTGCAAGTGATCTGATCCCGCCCGCCTTGAAATTTAGTACCGGGGCAAGTGCGGGGCGGCTTGCCGCAATATGTTTTGTCGTTTTCGACATCGATCAGGTGGATTAGGCCAGAACCCCACCGATGCGGATCGGCACGAAGTAAAGGCTCGCTGATATCACGCGCCGATACCCCGAGAGATTTCTGTAAACTTACGAGCGAGGCGACCATAGGAGTTGATCAACCCCCATTTACTGCGCTGTTTGGCGGACGAGACAAAGGAACGATATTGTTATTTACATTACTTTCATGTGGGTTGGGAAATGAGTTCCCAAATTCCACAATACAGTTGTAAATATCCCGCCGCGTCCGTTGGATGTGCAATTCTGCCCATGTAGTCCACGACCACGTTCTGCCGGTGGCTGGGTTTTTCCCGAGATGTCCACTGTTGACGATATTCTGCAATTCAGCATAGCGACGACCAAGCTCGACGCGGCTGGTCTTTTCGATCTCCTGGCATTCAGCCAGCAGGATCTTCACTCGCGGATTGTCGATCGCATCGACGGCTGCGCCCGCTTGTTTCTGTTGGTGAGCGGCCAGGGCACGCTCTTTGCGCTCGTGGTAACTTTCCCGTTGGGCTTTATTACGACGCTGCCTGGCTCGCTCTTGCTCGGCGGCTTCTTTCGCCGCCCGCTTCTCTTCTAGTGCAGCTTGGCGAATGACTTGTCGTTGCAGCCGTTCCGCCTCCTTCCTATCGCGCCTGTCGGCATCTGTCTTGCGCTTGGCCTCAAGCGCATCCCTTAACTCCAGCCTTTCGCGTTGCGCGTCGGTGTCGCGCAACAACCCTAATATGCGAACAATCGTATCTATGTGTAGACGCAGGTTTACGATACACCAATCGTTAAGTGCATCACTTCCGACCTCGTTCCTCACCTCCCCCAGCACCGTGAAAAAGGAAGCGTACTTATCGCGGCCGGATTTCCACAAGACGTTAAGCTGATGAGCGGCGCCCGTGAGATCAGTCATTCTGAAAATGACAGGGGCAGTTGCCCGCCCCTGTCCCCCTATAGGGTGAGTTAGTCGGCAGCCGCAGACATCTCGGCGGGCTTGTATGTAAGACGCCGCAGCGTGACTTGGTGGCGCAGCCATTGCCGGTCCGCGTTGGTGTTCTTCAGCCCACAAAGGGCCGCCAGCGCCTTAATGTCCGGTTCGGCGTCGGTAGCCCCGTGCTCAGCGAAGAACGTGTCCAGCTCGTGCTGCGCCCTCTCCCGAATCTCGGGGTCGGACTTATCGGACACGAGGTCTACATAGTCGTTACCGTACTTAAGTCCCGTGTCCACTCCGATCTTATGGGCCGCACAAAGACTCTCCAACTTGCGGCCGAACTCCTTTGCGTTCATTAGACCATCTCCTTAAAAATCGGCTTACATTGACGCACCAGTTGAACTGATGCCGAAAAGCCGAGGTGGCTGACAGCGCACCATGAAACGCTCTCGAAAAGAGCGTTCTAGCTGAGCTGTCATGGGCGCTTCCGACAGTTGTAGTTTTCGATACAGCCCCACCCCGCCGGGAACGCATTCTCTTGCCGGCAGGCCAGCGCAGCGGCGAGCGCGATCGGCGCGGCCCTCACGACAGCACCCGGTGGCGCGCGTATTTCGCGGCGATGCCTTCGGCGATGTAATCGTCAGCGGTGCGCCGCTGCCGCGCCCTTGCTCGTTGGATGGCTTCGCGCGCCATCTCCATTTGGCTGGCCGGCGCAGCGCGCAGCGGGCATAGCGGCGTGTGAACGACGTTGCCGCTGGTGTCGCGCTGCGGGCACGAGCAGCCGGCGATTGCCTGCATGCGGGCGCGCTGGATCTCGGCCAACCGCTCGGCGATGGCGGCGCTGTCTTCGCAGGCGGGGGTTCGGCTCATGTCTCGCCCGCCGCGACGGCGCAGGAGACCTCGCCGGCACCGGGATTGCCGCTATCGTCAGGCATCTTCCGGCGCCGTCTCTGAGATAAAGGACCGGGCGCCAGATCGACAGGCCACGGAGCGTTCTGGGGCCAGTTGGCGCGGAACCACGTCTCAACCTGGGCGAGGGTCCGGGTATTGGCCCCGTGACCGACCTCGATGCGTCGGAAGATCCGGTTATTGCCGCCGCAAGCCCGCCGCCCGACGGTATACAGCGACACACCCTCGGCCGCGGCGTAGAGGCGGGCGAGCCTGAGCAGGTCGGCGGGGCTGATCATGCGCCGACTTTGAGCGTTTCAAATTACCCGCTCAAGTGAAAAAAACCGCGCAGCGTTAATCATATGTTTTGCCTAGAAACGGTGAAAATTTTCACGTATTGGAAGGGGACAGTTTGTCCATGCGTCAATCCTGGCACGGGAGGCCAGCCGTGGTAGATGCTCTGTGGGACGATGCCGCTTTTAAGAAGCGGGTGAAGACTCTGGCAAAGGCCAGGGGGCTGAGCGTGCGCGCAGCCCTGGAGGCGGCCGGCATTACCCACCGCTATTTTTCGCGCCCACAGGAAGGCCGCTCGACGAACCTCCTTCTTAACCTGGCGAAAACCCTCGATGTGCCGCCCGCCGAGTTGCTTGGCTTGAACGAGCCGCCGGAAGAGGTGCCATTGTCAGTCGATAGCGAAAAGCTGAAACGTATCGCGGTAGCGGCGCGGATGATGACGGCACAGATCGCAGCGTTGGTTTACGTAGCATCCGATGGGACCGATGTGGATCCGTGCGAACTGATGCGGCACGTGATGGATCGGGTGCTCAACGGGGATTACCCTCCGGGCGGCAAAAGCAAATAATGGGTTGGGTCCAGGGGGCCATTGTCGAGATCGTGCCAATTGCTCCCGTCGTATTCACCGATTGCCCAGGTGCGGTTGCGACCGGGGGTCAAGAGGCAGGGGCCGTAAGGCTCGCCGTCTTTAATGGGAGCATCGGCAATCGGGCGGAGCGGGCCGAGATCGGTGTTCGCCAACACATCCTCCCTTGCCGGGGTTTGACCAGTGTCAATGCTACGCGCGACTTAAAGCGCGGCGCAACCCGCGCCGGGCGATTCTGGTGAATTTTTTTCCCACCTTATGGACAGGCAGATTTTGTTACGCCTAAGATGATGGAGAGGTGTTTTTTTTCACGCAGACGACAGGAGATGTATGCCAATGGCTGCCCCCACAGCCGGCATCGACCCCGACCTCTGGGAGCGGATCGTGGATCTGACCCACGGCCGGCTCCTGATCCCGCAGACCGAGGTTTGTCGCGCCTTCGGGATCACCTCGGAGACGCTGACCCAGGAGATCGAGGCGGGCCGGCTGCGCTATGTGCTGGTCGGCAGCCGCCGCAAGTTCAAACCATCGGATCTGGCGAACTACCTCCAACAACAGGAGCGCGGACCTTGCGGCGAAAATCACTCGTCAAACAGCGGCCAGGCCGAGACGGCTGGTATTGTAATTTCCAATTCCGAGGTCGTCGATTTCGCGACCGCCTTGGCGCGGACACCCGCGAGGCCGCCGAGGCCGAAGCCGCCGCCGTCTTCGCCGCCGCCCAGGCTGGTCGAGAGTCGGCCGCCGATGCGACGGGCGCGCGGTTCACGCTCGGCGAAGCCCTTGGGCGCTATTGGGAAACCCGCGGCGCGCACGTCAGGAGCGCGGGCGACATCAAGCGACACAGCCAAACCCTGATCCGCGAGCTAGGCAACGAGACGCCGCTGGCCCGCCTCGGCACCCGCGACCTAGAGGATTACGTTGCCCGTCGGCGCGTCCGCCGCGCCCGCAACCAACAGACCGGCAGGATGGAGTTGCGCGACCGCGCCAACGCCTCGATCAACCGGGAAATCGGCTTACTGCGCTCGGTGATCATCGCCGCCAGGCACTGGCGCGTTGCGGTCCCGGAAATCGACTGGCGCCGAGTCATGCTTCCGGAGCCCGACAAGGCGCAGACGATCCTGTCGCCGGAAAAGGAAGCCGCGCTATTCGAGGTGCTGCGGCCGGATTACTGGCCGCTCATCGAATTTTCCCTGATCGCCGGAGTGCGGCTGGAGAACGCCATCGGATTGCGCTGGGACCAGATCGACTGGCAAGGCCGCACGCTGACCTTCCGGGTCAAGTCGCGCCGGCCCGGCGGCAAGCTGCTGGTGCTGCCACTGACCGATGCGCTGGCGCAACTACTGGCTCGCGAGCAAGGGCGGGACCGCGAGTTCGTCTTTACCTATGTCTGCCGCCGCAACCGGCACGATCCGCACCACCGCGTGATGCAGGCGAAAGGCGCCCGCTACCCGTTCAGCCATGACGGCTGGCGCAAGGATTGGATGGCGGCGCGCGATGCGATCGGCCTGCCGGCGTTGCGCTTCCACGATCTGCGCCACACCGCGGCCACCCGCACCTTGGCGGCCTGCGGCAACCTCAACGTCGTGAAGGAAATGCTCGGGCACGCCGACATCGCGACGACGGCGCGCTACGCCAATTCGGACACCGCTCAGGTGCGCGCGGCGATGGAGGCGGCAAGTTTAATGGCACCAAAAGTGGCACCAAGGCTCGTCTCGGGAGCGAAAACGCTAGACAATTGAGATGCTTACGGTGGCTACCCGGTATCTTCCCAAAGCAGGCGCGCTACCGGACTGCGCTACGCCCCGTGCCCTTATCAGCCAATGGCTTATAGGCATTTCCGCCGGGTCGCCGCAAGAACAAAAACGGGGCGAATCGGGGCTTGGTGCCAGAAAACGGCACCAAAAGTGGCACCAGATTCCGAGTTCGTTCCGCTCGTGAGCGAGCGCCTCGACGCCCTGCTCGCCGGCCTCCTGCTGGCCGGGATCATCCTCGCGCTGATGGTCTGACGGCCTAACCTGAAATCAAGTTTCTGGCCGCTCTTATCAAGACGGCCCGGCAACCTCTGCCCCATCTAGGGGCGGCGCCGAGCGGGTAGCATCCCCGCCCGACGCCTGACCACAACCGAACGCAGGTGTTTCGATCATGGCTTATCGCATTTTATCAGCCGCTCTCGTTGCCTGTCTCGCCGGCTTAAGCGCGGCACAAGCCGCAGATGATCCGAAGGTGAATGATCTGATCGATGCGATGGACCCCGCGTGCAGGAATACGCCAATTAGCCAGATGACCCGCGCCAAATTGGAAGAGTGCGAGAATATCGAAAAGTTCATCTCGGGTCCGATCGAGGGACTTAAGCGTCTCCGCCTCCGCCGGGAAGCTGAGGAGCAGCGCGTTGCCAAACCTCCTTGCCGCACCGTCCTCCTTTATCACAAGGAGGGGAGCGATAAGCCTGAGGTAGTCAAGTTCGGAGGTCCGCACTGCCAATAAAGAAAAGGCCCCGCCGAAGCGGGGCCACCCAACCTACCGTCGTAACAGCCGCCGCCTGCGGCCGGGCGTTGCCTCCGCTGGCGGCGGCTCGGTCAAGGGGACGGCGGCGTCGGTTGCGGCTTGCCGCCCATCATGGGGAAATAGCCCCAACCGTAAGCCTCCACATAGCCCCACCCGCCGCCCTCTGGTGGTGGCTTGTTGCCTTCCGGCGGCGGCTCGGGAAAGCCTTCCGGCGGGCGCGGTAGATAAATCGGCGGCGTCGGGAATCCCGGCCCCTGGCTCGGATAGGGCGGCCAGTAAATCGGCTGGCTCGGATGGCCTGGGCTGGGCCAGATGCCGGGCGGCGGACCACCGGGGGCGATCGGATGTGAAGGGTAGCCGGGGCTCGGCCAGATACCGACACCGCTCGGGGGCAGTCCCTGGTCTGGGTGGCCTGGGCTCGGCCAAATGCCCGGCGGCGGCCCGCCCGGCGCGATGGGGTGCGAGGGATAGGGTCCGCCCGGCATCGGCCCGCCACCGACGCCAACATCCGAGAAAAACAATATTCCTTGAAACGTCACTGGCACTGCTGCCATCGGTTGCCTCCTCAGCATAAAGGCGGCCCCAATGGCCGCCCCGTCGTCTGCTACTTGCCTTCGATGAGTTGTCGCACCGCGGCGCATGTCTCAAGCACCGCTGCGAACTTGCCGTCCACCAGCCCGACCAGGCACCGCGCGCCAGGCACCACGATCTTGTTGGGCTTCCCTGGCAGCGCGGCGTGAAGGCTGGTTACTTGCGCTGGGTTTATTGCAACTTCGCGACCGTCGACCTGGTGTAGCACGATTAGTTGTAGCGTGGCGGCGAAGACGAAATGCGCCACCTCATCGCATCGCCGGCAGGAAAATGTACAAACCCAGCAGCAACACCGCGACAAAGGCGAAGTAAACATTCGATGCCGAGAACGGCGCCATCGGCGGCAGTGGCAGGATCGTCAAAAGCCATAAAAACATGACCACGACAAAGAGGATCTCCAGGATCATGATGTAACTCTCCCCGGCTCGCAGATCAGTACCAGGTCGCCGACGCCATCCTCGTTGTCCTGCAACTCGAATGTCATTTCGAGCACTTGACCCGGCGCCACGGGTTGCCCGGTCCCCATGTTGTTGAGCAGCTCGACCGCGATCGGCAGCCGGTTAGTGAAGCTCAGCATTACAATCATCCTACGACCATGACCCGCCGCCGCAGCGCGGCAGCCGGCGCCGGATAGGTCGCCGGCGACCACACCGTAAACCCCGATGGCGGCGTGTATTGCAGAGCGCCCGCCGTATCGCGCAGCGTCAGGACGGCAGCGGTCGCCGTCGCGCCGGTCGAGCCGGCGACAGTCACCGGCCACTGCGTGCCCTGGAATGCGGCACCGCCGGTCCCCGCCGCGGGATTGCCCGCGGTCGAGCTGGCGCCGAAAAAGCTGCCGCCGTTTTTGTTGAACCACACAAGGTTTGCCGTCGCGTCATACGCGACGCCGATCACGTCGCCCGAGACATAGGTCAACCCGAGCGCGGTTGTGCCGGCAGCTCCCTGCAATGTCCCGGTCGGCAGTAAAAAAGAGACATAGGAGTGCGCCGTTGTACCCGCCCACCCAGCGCCCGCGTCTCCCGTGGGCCAGTTTGCTGTCGTGATCCCGATGCCGACGTTGCTGTTCAGCGTGCCCCCGGCGATCACCTCCGCGTACCATTTGCCGGTGCCCGAAACCTTCGTCACGACGCTGCGGGCGCCCTGGCGTGCCGTCGTTCCCCCAGGGTAGGTTGCCACAGTATTCGACGCCGACAGCGTGACGCCTGAGCCCTGGTCGAGGCTATACCCGAATCCTGCCGCACTGGTGCCATCGAGCTCCAGCGCCATCATCAGGGAATTGGCATTGATGGCTCCTCCCACCAGCGGATTGGCGGGGCTGGCAACGCTCTGGCCGCCACTGACGAGCCATGATGACGGACCACCGGAGGCCGATGTCGTGACCGGCAGGGAAGTCGAACAAACGTAGCCGATGTAATATGTCGTGCCCGCCACCAGGCTTAGGGGGGTTGTCAACGCGATGCGGTTGTAGTTGGCGCCAATCGCGTTGACCTGTGCGCTGGATGCCAGCAGCACAGAATGAGCGCTATCGTAGATCAGCGCCTTGAAGGTCGTGCTTGCCGTCGCGGATGGCGCATCCAGTAGCAAGGTAACTGCCGACCCGGATCTTTGAGCAACCAGCGATGTCAGGAAGATTGAGTTGGCGCCGGCATTGCCGGTGCCGCGGGTAGCCGGCGCATACCCGAGGAACCCGCCGGTCGGCATCAGGTACGCGTGCCGGCCAGGTTGACGCCGAGTTTCGCCAGCGTCGTGTCGGCGGTTGCCGGCCCCTCCAGCGACAGCACGTCGCTGGTGCCGTTAAACGTCGTCGTGCTCGACAGCGTGACGGTGGCGGCAGTGCCGGCCGCGGCCCAGACGAAGGTGGCGAACGCGGTGCCGTTTTTCTTCGCCGTCAGCGTCGCGCTCGCCGTCGCCGCGGCCCCCGCTGTCCCCGAGCTGCCGGCGCCGCCGCTCGGGAAGCTGCAGGCCGGCGGGACAAAGCGGGCCAGCTCCTCGGCGTTGGCTAGCACCGTCCCGGCGCAAAAGATGAAATTCACCGGCAGCGTGCCGGTCGAGGCCGCCGTCAGCCTGCCCTTCGCATCGACCGTAATCGCGCTGTGCGTGTAGCTGCCCGCCGCCACCGCGGTCGTCGCCAGCGTCGCGGCCTGGCTGCCGCCACCCGGCCCGGCCGTCACGTCGCCGGTCAACTGGTTGATGCCGCCGCCGCTGCCGGATGTCGCAACCCACTTCGTGCCATCGTATGTCCAGGATGCGGCACCAACCGTGTGGATCGTCCCGGTGCTCGGGCTGTCAGGGAAATTTATCACTGCACAACCCCCGCCTGCTCCAACTTCTCCAGGCGAGCCGCGAGCTCTTTGACTGAGTTTACTAAGGCGTACACTAAGGGACCGAACTCGACGCCCGCGACCTCCACCGTCTGGTGCCCCGGCGGGACGCCCCCGGGCGGTGCGTGCGGGTCCACAACAACAACATCATCGGCCGGCACTGACACGAGCCGGCCCATCTCGGGAATGATTGCCGCCGCATCTTCCGCATCGACACCGACGTAGTCCGTGTGTTCGAGGTTCCACGCGGCGTTGGCGTAGCGATAGATGATCGGCTCTAACTGAAGCACCTCGGCCAGCCCGGTATGCCACGGCGCAGCGCCTGATTTGAGGCTGCGGTCGCTCGGCGCTACCCACGGGCCGCCGCCCGGTTTGGTCGCGGTCGCGCCGCCAATGGTGAGATTGCTGCTAAACGTCGCGTCGCCGGTCGCGCGGTTAATCGTAAACGGGTAATCGATAAATGTGCCGGCATCGTTGAACCGCGCGACACTGAAATTGCTTCCCGAGTTGCTACCGCTCTCGGCCCCACTGTCGCCGAGTGACAACACCCATCGCGGTTGGCCGCCATTGCCATTACCGTAAATGTTATTGCTATCGCCCGCACTGGGCTTCCGCAGCACCAAGGCAGTTGGTGTTTGCAGGGTCAGCGTGCCAGTCACCGTGTCGCCGGCCTTGGCAACTGCGCCGAGATTGGTCAGCGCCGCTGCCGCGGTCGTGGCGTTGGTGCCGCCCGAGGCGATCGGCACTGTCGCCAAGGTCGTGGTGATGGCCGTCGTGCCGGTGCCGCTGATCGCGCCGCTCAGCGTGATCGTCTGATTCCCGGATATCCCACCCAAGGCAGCCAGAGCTGCCGCCGCCGTTGTCTGGCCGGTGCCTCCGCTAGCGATCGCCACCGGCAGCGGAATGCTGGTGCCCGGCGTCCCCGCCGGCCCCTGCGGCCCCGGCTGGTTGCTCGCCGGAACCCACTGCACGCTGGTCCCGTCGTCCATGCGGATATAGAGCTGTGCCGCGACGCCATCGAACCACGCGTCGCCGGGACTCGGGCTCGCAGGAGGTGTGTCGCTGACGGTGATGCTGGCGCCGCCGCTTGCTGCCGCCCAACTCGGGTCGGCGGCGGTGCCGCCCGTCGTCAGCACCTGGCCGCTGGTCCCCGCCGGCAACGCCACCCAGCCGGTCGCGCTGCGATAGACGAGCATGCCGCGGCTGCTGCCCAGGATCGCATCCAGAATGCCGCTCAGCGTGTTGGCTGACGCCGCCGCGGTGCCGCCGCTGATGTTGGCGAGGAGCCGCTGATTGGCGATCGGAGCGCTGGCCGGGATGGCCGCCCAGGACGGGTTGGCACTGGCGCCGCCCGTGGTCAATACCTGGCCGCTGGTGCCGGGCGCCAGGACGACCCAGGTTGTGGCGTTGCGGTAGAGCACCGCGCCCTGCGTCGAGCCGAATACGCTGTCGAAGAACAGGGTTGCCGTCGCCGGCACGGGCGCGGCGCTGGAGCCGGATGTGTTCGCCAGCAGCGACGCCGTGGCGATTGCCGCCAGCGCCACCGTGCCCGTGCCAGTGATCGGCGAGCCACCCGTCGAGATGCCGGTGCCGGCGGTTATGCTGGTGACGGTGCCCGAGCCGGCGGGGCTATCCCATACAAGATCGGCCCCGGCGCCGAGGGTTTTCAGGTATTGCCCGACCAGCCCCGGCGCGAGCGTCAGCCAGCCGCCGACAGTGCGGGTCAGGACGGTGCCGCGAGCCGTGCCGAGGACGCTGTCGAGATACGCCGTGAGCGTCGTCGGAACCGGCGCGGCCGAGGCGCCCGATGTATTTGCCAGTAGCGTGTCGTCGCCGGCCGCGGCGAGCGATATCGTGCCGCTGGCGGTGATGGGCGCGCCGCCGAATGTAATGCCTGCGCCGGCATAAAGGGTCGTGACACCGGCCCCGCCGGGCTCCCAGGTAACATCGAGGCCGCTGCCGTGGGTCTGTAGGAAATAGCCGGCCGTGCCTGGCGGCAATGCTTCCCACCCGGCGGCGGCGCGGTGCAGCAGGTTGCCGCGCACCGAGCCGGTGGGGCCGAGCGTGGCGTCGAGAACGTCCGAGAGCGTGTTAGGTATCGCCGGGTTGACGTACCCGATGATGTTCGCCATCAGCGTCGGGCTGGGCGCCGTCATGCCCGCGGGCATGGCATCGACGTAGGCTTTTGTCGCGGCATCGAGCGGCGCGCTCGGCGTCGCCAGCCCGGTAATATACCCGCCGGTTATCGAGACGCTGTTCTCGTCCTGATAGGCCATCGTGCCGAGATGCACGTTGCGCCAGCGATTGTCGGCCGGGTCCGGTGCCTCGATCCATTGCAGGAAGTCTTCGTCGGCGAGGTCGGTCAGCACGACATCCGGCAAGGCCGAGAGGCTGGCATCGACGGCACCGAACAGTTGCAGGAATACCGGCGTTACCGTCGTGCCGTCGTCGTATGTCTTATTCGGGTCGAACGGCTCGCCCGTGCCCGAATGCGTGACCTGCACCATGTAGATGCCCTGGTGCGTGATGGTAAACACATCGAGCACTTCGTATGACGCAAACGCATCCCACTCGCCACGCCAGCGGAATGTGAGCACCGGCAATGTGTAGGGGCCGAGCACCGTGCCATCGTTTAATGTGATGGTCATCTGCGTACCCGACACGGTGATCGAGTAGATACCGTTCGGCTCTTCCGGGTTGTCCTGAATGTTTACGATAGCTTGCACCAGCGAGTAAAAGTTGTTGTCCACCTCGCTTGGTTGAAGGTTCGCGCCCTTGCCGGCACCCCAGGGGCCGAGGGTGCGATAGGTTACATCGACCATATCAGCGAACCCTTCGGCGGCGGTGCGGTGCCGGCGACGGTGTAGCGGGCCCCGCGCAAATGGCTTTTATATTGAAGTGCGAATCCCCGCTCCACGTCTGGTTGAAGCAACCGACATTCTCCGGACAATTCGCGATGACCCAATCCTGATCGTCGCAAGTGGTGATGATGTTCGCGTAGCCCATCGTGGTCAAAATGCCCGAGCCGTCGCTCGCCACATCATACGTTACGGGTGCCGGGCCATAGTTTGGGGATGTCGGCATATTGGGTTTGAAGATGTTGAACTCGGGGTCGATTATCGCGTTCGTCATGCCGAGCCCCATGCCGTGGCCGGTCAGAAACGTACAAGGTACTTGCCCCGGAAACGGCGGCGGATCAGCCCGCAGCTCAAACGACCAGCTAATCTCGTAAGCCACCGCAGGCACCCTCAGCGGGGTTCGCCCCTGTGCCGCATCGAGCGCCGGGTCGGCATACGGGTTGAAGTAGATTCCGCTCTCCATCAGGTAATACGGCAGCGAAATCGCCCACACCTGATCGTCCCGCGGCGAGATCAGTCGCGGGAAAATAAGCTCGCGCCGTACCCGATAGGGAATGAGGCGCGGGGAATGGCGGAACTCGCCGGACGCACCCGGCGGCGGCGGGTCGTAGTAGATCACATAGAATCCGTCGCCGGGGAAGTCGTAGCCCCACTCGCCGCAGAGATGCGTGCCCTCGCCGCCGTCGCCGGGGTCGCCGGGGTCTTTCTTCTTGAAGTGGCAGTCGATTATCTCGTCGGCGGGAAACTCGACGTATGGCACAGGCTATGTTCCCGCCGTGTTGGCATTCAGCTTCATCACCGACTTGCACTTTTCCGGTTCCGGAGTCCGTACGCCCATCTGTGCCGCGAGCGTCGCATAGTTCTTCATGATCGATGCGTCTGACGCGTTCATCTGCACATTGTACCAGACGCCCATGTCGCCACAGCGGTTCTGGTGGTTCTTATCCAGCGACAGCTCAGTGGCTCGATTAACCAAGATCCAATTCTCCGGTTCGGACGAATCGGTGATCTTCACGGTGGTCTTTTTCCGATCCTTTTCTTGGAACTCTTCCTTGCAACAGTCCTCCTGATTCTGCGGGTCATCGGGCCAGTGGGTGCTTACCGAGATGCCCTTTTTACCCATGCTGTCCAGGCTGGTTTTGTTGCCCCACGTCAATGTCGCGCGCTGGTCAAAACCTTGCGGCGCCGAGGGAATGACGACCCGCCCGTGAACATCGCGGCTCTCGAACGGCCGGACAAAATACTCGAATGGCATGACAGCCTCAGACGTTATTGAACGTAGCCTGTACTTTGCATTTCTCGGGTTCCGGCGTGCGCACGCCCATCTGTGCTGCGAGCGTCGCGTAGTTCTTCATGATAGAGGCATCCGACGCATTCATCTGGACGTTGTACCAGACCGCCATGTCGCCGCAGGCGTCGCGGTGCTCTTTGTCGAGCTTGAGCCACTTTGCCCGTTGGAACGTAACGCTGCCGCCGTTCGCGCCTTCATTGGCCACGGTTACGGTTTCCATCTCGTTGCTCTTCTGCGCCGACTCCTCGGTGCAACAACCTTCGCTAAAATCCGGCCAGTGCGTGGATACCGAGATGCCCTTCTTACCCATGCTGTCGAGGCTCGTCTTATTGCCCCAGGTCAGGGTTGCGCGTTGATCGAAACCTTGCGGCGCCGAGGGAATGCGAATCCGCCCCTGCGCGCCCGGCGTTTGAAACGGGCGAACTGCATACTCGAACGGCATGGCGCGTTATCCCGAGGCGGCGGCGAGGTCGATCGTCTTCGGCAGCGATAGCTGGCTGACGGCCGGGAAAAACGACGTGTGGAATGTGTTGCCCGTCACCGGCTTGAGGTCGAGCGTCACCGCGGTAGACATCGTGGCTACCGCTTGGATCGGGTCGCCGTGCATGGCGGGCGCGATCTTGTCTTGAAAATCGGCCAGCGTGAAAAGCTGCTGCTCCAGCCCGTTGACCACGACGCATGAATTGACCGCGCGGTCGATCGTCATATTCGACAGGTCGAGGCCGTCGTCATCGATGATAAAAGCGTCCAGCGTCTCATAGGCGAGCTCGCCCGTGAGCAATTCCTTCTGGCCGCCGGCAATCACCTGATAGCCCGGCTCGACATAGCCATCCTCGACGTAGGTCGGCACGCCGACCGCGGCGCTCGACGGGTCGCCGTTGCCGATGCTGCACCCGATGACGAACTCGCCGGACATGGCGCCGTCAGCGACGGCGAGCTTGTAGCTTTTGACTTTGCCCGTGGCGCTGCCGCCGGGCAGACGGCGGTCGAGATAAGTCACATTGTGGCGCAGCGTGATGTCGAGCGCGGCGGCCCAAGGGACGCCGAATGTGATGTCGACCGCGCGCGCCCGCGCCCGCATCTTGGCTCGCGCCAAGAGCAGCAGATATTCGAAGGACTGCGCGCCGCGGGTGCTCTGGAAATAGCTGCGCTGCGACAGGCTGCCGATGGGAACCTGCCCGCCGTCATCGGTTGCCTGCCCGACATAGGACGAGGTGAGCGCGATGTCCTCGTGGTCGCTGTCGGCGCTGTCGGACAACTCCCGCTGCACATTGGCGGTGAGGACCGCCTCGACCGTCTCGGTGCGCTGCCGGTCGGCCCGCCAATCCAGCACCATGCGGATTTTGTAGTTGTTCAGCGGGAATTTGATGATGACTTGAATCCACTTGTTCGTCAGCAGCGCGGCATCCGATCGACCGACATCGACCGACGATAGCGGTTCCTGCATCGTCGTTTTGACGTTGTAATCGATCGGCTCGAGCCAGCCGTTCGGCATGTCCGCCTCGATGCAGTAGCACAGAGGCTTGCCCTCGCCTTCGTTGTCGGTGCTGAGCGTCCAGCCGCCGCCGATAGACGTGCCAGGCGCCGGCCAATCGGTGCGCAACCCTTCGCCGCATGCGACTTGTATGAGGCCGCCGCCGGTAATGCGGGTATAGCCCCACAGCGGATAATTGATCTTGCCCACCGCGAAGATCGAGCGATAGGGCGAACCCGCGTCGGCGAACGCCTGCACCAGCGTCTCGGTGACATCGAGCGAGCCGCTGCCCTGTTGCGACCAGCTCACCGTGCCCGACACGTTGACTGCCGTCAGCGGCGGCGCGCCGTATTCGAGGCTGAAGCTGTCATAGAAAGCCTCGTCCTCGCCTATCGTCAGGATCCCGTCTTCGCCTTGCAGAATGTCGCTGGCCGTCAGTTCGAGGGTCGTGCGGTCGACATGCCAGAGCCTCGAATAGGCTTCCAGCACCGTGTCCGGGTTCTCGGCCGCGGTAATCCACACCGGGTCGTAATGCGGCAACACCGCCATCTCGCCGCTGAGCGCGGTCTTCTGTTCGTTGTAGTCGTCGGGCCGGGCGAGAAACTCCAGCGTCACGATCTCGCCCGTCGAGAGCTTCGGCACGCCGATCAACCGGCCGTTAAACAACGGCACGATGTCGGGCTCGCCGCCATAGTTCCTATCCCACGACAGCCAGCACCAGAGGTTCCGGCCGAGCGCCAGCAGGCCGACGTGCGGGTTGCGGATCTCGATTGTCAGCGATGCGAGCCCGCCCTCCTCCTGGGTGATTTCGAGCCCGACGATCTCCTCGTCCTCGCGGGCGTGCGCCACGGGGTCGAAATCCGCGTTGGGTGCTCGCGGCCCGGTGATCGTGAAGATCCCGTTGATGGCAGCCGACGTCGCCGGCTGGTCGATGGTGATCGCCGTCGCGCTGCCGGGCGCGACAAAGGTCGTCCCGACTTGCAGCCCGTTGCCGCTGATGTTGTAGCGCAGCCCCGCGGTAAGCGACGCCAGCGCGCCGGCCGGAATGTTCGTGATGCTGTACCAGTCCGCATCGGCCAGCCCGGTGATGCGGATGGCGTAGGTGCCGGTCGAGGTCGCCGTCACCGCCTGCGGCCCGCCCGGCCCGAACACATAAAGCAGCATGACGCCGCCGCCGTCGTAATCGGCCAGCGCGCTCGACACGAGCATGGTCCCGCCGGCCGGCGCCGCCGTCTCGCCGATGCTGGTGCCCGAGACGCAGTAGAGCCCCGGCAGCAAGCCAATGTCGTCTACCAGCGTAATGGCGTCCGAGCCGGCCGACATCGCCGCTGCCGTCGAGCCAACGAGCACAGCCTTGGTGGTGGTGTAGGTGGCGCTCTTGAGGCTTCCGGTTGCCGGCGATGACAGGTTGACGGCACCCGCTTCGGGCGCCAGCACCGAGCCGTCGTAGATAAAGTATGTGTCGTCTGCCAAGCCCGGCCCGGCAATCGTGTAGAGTTCGGCGTCGTCGAGCCCGCTGTTGCTCGCCATGTTGAACAGCGCCGCGGTGCCGGCCTCGACATCGCCGACGATGGTTGCCTGCTCGATGGCGCCGCCGTGCGTGTTGCCGTTGATGACGAGCGTCTGCTGCTCGGTGATGACGCCGCCAGCCCAAGCGAAAAAGAAGGGACCGCTCATTAGTCCTTCTTTGCCGGCGGTGCCTTAGCAGGCGGCGGCTTCGGCGGCGGCGGGACCATGCCGAGCATCCGGGCGAGCAGTTGCTGCTTCATCTGAATCATCGCGGCCCGTCGCGCCGCGCATCCGGCGCACGCCATCAGACTTCCTCCAACATCAGTGACCAGCCGACCTCTTGCGCCCACTCGGCGCGATCGATGTCGAGCCCGACCACGAGCATCGTCAGGCGCATGCAGTAGTAGGTGTACGCGCCTTCGAACCGCTCGCTGCCGGGGACCATCGTGCGGCCCGCGCTGCCGCCGGCCGTCAGGAAGGCAAGCTCGACGTTGCTGTCGACCACGACCTGCATGCCCGGCCACAACCCGTCAACCGCAGGCGACTCCTGGTCGTTGCCCGAGATCGAGAGCGTGTATTTGCGCATCTGCGGCGCCCCGATATCGATCAGCGTGCCGTTGACGGTGCGGCGCAGGCCGCCGCTTACGGCATTGCACAGGCCGAGCGTACCCCGCAGCCCTCGGGCCGAGTACGCGGCAACGCCCGGCGCGGTGTCGCTCGGGAAATGGATGTCGAAGACGGTGGGATTGGTGGCGCTGATCATCGCCCCGGTGAGCCCCCGTACCAACTGGGCTTGGTGCCGGCCGCACGCATCCTGTGCCGGTGCGCCTCGGTGACGAGCGAGGAGACCACGCTGCTGTTGCCGGACAGCGCGAAGCTATGGCTCCCGAGATGCAGATGCACCGGAGTGCCGCCGGATGCTTCAACGAGGCCGCCGCCGGCAAAGCTCGGGATACCCCGCGACGGCATAACCATCCCGCCATCGGCAAACCCGTTCAGCCGCGACAGAAAGCCCGTCCCGAGCCGGTTGACCGCTGCGGCGCGCATGATGAACTCGCCGTTCGACACCCGCGCCAGGATGGAATCGCTGGTGCCGCTGCCGGGGCCACGCACCATGCCGCCCGAGGCATAATTATAGCTCGGATCGGTCCAGGCATCCGCTGCCGACCGGCTCGCCTCGGCGGCGGTGCGGCTGGCTGCAGCGGCATCCGCGCTTGCCTCGGCGGCGGATTTGGCGGCCTGCGAGCCATAGGTCCCCTCGCGCATAGGAGAGACCACGCGAAACGGCTGCGCCTGATAATCGCTAAAGCCGGGCGTGGTCGATTGCGTCGCGCGCTGCGGCCCGTAGCCGGAACCGGCGCCGCCCACCACCGGGCCATGCCCGTCATCGGGGCCACGTCCCGTGCCGCGTAACACAGTAGGGAGGCCGCCAGCGCTGCCGGCATCGCCACCGCCGGCATCACCCATCATAAAAACGTTGGTCGTCTCCATCGGCGCGGCGGCGGCTTTGGCGGTGTCTCCCAGACCTTTGGCCGATGCCGCGGCGGCGGCATTCTGGGCCGCCAGGGTTTTCATCAGATCGGCCCAGATGCCTTTGATCTGGTCTGCCAATCCTTGGAAATACGCCGGCAATGTGCCGAATTGATTCTTCGTAGCGTCGACCGGCATCGCGGGAATGCTCGGATCGCCCATCCCTGACGGGGAGAAGGTGTTTTTCCAGATGGTGCCGATCGCGGTCCCCAGCGTTTGGAAAAACGGCGGCAGGGTATTGGCTTCTTGTTTGATAGGCTCGATCGGAAAAATAAACTCTGTCTTTGGTGCTTCTTCCGTGAAGATCTTTCCAATCTTCGACATCAAATCGCTAAAAAACGCCGGCAAGGTGAGAGCTTCTTTCTTGATCTCGCCGAGAGCCGCCGGCACTCCCAATTCACCGCCGCCGCCGAAATCCGGCCCCCGTACTCCGCCAGGTGCTCCAGCAGTAAGCACCTGCATGAGTGTCGTCGGCAGGTTGGTGAGAAAATCGGCTGCCTGAAGCGTCAGAGCGGTTCGGGCCGGGAGGGTGTTTTTCGCAATCGCGGCCCCGGCTTCACTCGTCGTTTCGGCAAGTTTTGCGTTCGCCTGTGCCTCCTTTCTGAGGTTTTCCAGATTTTGCTCGGTAGCGCCGCGCTGCGCCTTGGCGAGGTCCTCCTCCTTGGCTTGTTTGTTTATGAGTGCCGTCGCCATTGCGGCCGCCTCTGCTGTTGGCACCTTGAAGACGGCTTTTGCGACTTCATTAAGCTGGAGTTCGGTGAGATGCAGTGCCTTGGCGTTTTTCTGGGTTTTCAGGAAGGCTTCCGAGACTAGCTGCATCTGTTTGTCGATAGGCAGCTTTATCAGATCTTGTTCTCTGACCCTAAGTATCGCGAGTGCATCGGAAAAATCGCGGATACGCGGCTCCGCGCCGTGAAACACCTCGACAACCTTGTCGCCAAAGCCGGCGAAGTTCTGGGTGGATTGTTTTGCCGCATCCCCGCCGACTTCCAGGCCGGTGCGCAGATCTCTTGTCTTGGTTGCGACTTGCGCCAGCGTGCCGTGCAACCCGGTCAAGAACTTGTTCGCGGTTTCCGCCGACTCGCCGGCTGCGGCGGCGAGTTCCTGCGTGGCCTGAACCGTTAGCGGCTTGACGGTTGTCTCACGCGAGATGTCGCGTATCTCGCGCAACGTCTTCGCGTACTCGCCAAGCTGTTCGATCAGTTTGTTGATGCCGATGCCGACGCCAGCGCCTACGGCGCCGCCGATCCCGCCGCCGAGTAGGGTCCCGCCGATACCCAAGGTGCGCGGCAGGCTCTGGAGCTGTTTGAATAGCCGGCTCGCGCTCCTGGCGGTGACGTTGATGCTTGCATCCGCCCGGTTGGCCGAATGCGAGATTTCGTTGAATGCCCGCGCCCCGGTTGCCCCGAGCCCCTTCAGGCCGCGCTCAAGCGCGACCGCCGACTCCTGCAATTTCCCGAAGGTGTTAGCCAACTCCCGCGCGCGAGCGGTGTCGCCGGTTTTGACCGCGGCGTTGATCTGCCGGTCGAGGTTTTTAAGTTCGGCCTGCGTCAGCTTGAGATCGGCACGGAGCTTCGAGCTGTCGGCGCCGATCTGGATGGTGAGATTGTCGCCGCCTGCCACCCGTTATGCTCCGGTCAATTCGCTGATGGCGCGCTGAATCTCGCTACCGTCGCGGCGCGCCGCGGTGGCGGCATCGACCAGCCGCAAGGCGCGATCGATCTTCTCGCGATCGAGGCCGAGACTAACCCACGCGAAGACCTGTGCCGGGGTCATCTGCCAGATCGCGTCCGGCGTGTGGTTCCAGGCGATCAACTGCTCAATCGCAACTGCGAGATGACTGCCGGCCGGCTGTCTGGCTGCGCTGGCTCGGCCTCGGGCTCGGCCTCGGGCTCGGTCAGCGCCAGCGAAGGGCGCTGCGGGAATGTCAGCTTGACGACCTCCCCGGCCAGGGAGATCACCAGGTCAGGCGGCAACGACGCGGCCTGCCGCTCGTATTCCGGGTTGCCGTAATGCCCAAGGCCCGCGGCGATCAGCGCCGGCATTGCGTCGGTTGCGGCCATCAGGCTGGCGTTGCCCTCGACGACTTTGGCGAATGTCGGATATTTCCGCGCGATCTCGGCCAGATTTGCCAGCGATATTCCGGCAACCTCGAACTGCGCCGGGCCGGCTTCGCTGTCAATCACCACGGTGGCGCGAGGCCTGACCGGCACCAGTTCCAAAAAGCTGATCGGCATCTCAGGTCGCCATCAACGCCAGACGCAGATTCTCTGCGCTGAACTCGTCCATCACCATCCGCACCGTCGCCGATTGCTGGACGACAGGCCGGAAGTCCTTTTTGCGAATGCCGCCGCGATGGTTCCAGTGGTCGAGCTGCTCGACCGCCTGGGTGAACTCGAACACGTTGACATTGCCGACATCGCGCGCAGTCGGCGTCGGCACCGCGGTGGTTGCTTCCGGGGTCCACGTCACCACGCCAGTCCCGACGTAGTAGTTCTTTACGTCAGGTGGCACGACGGCGTCGTCGGGATGCTCGACCGTCCCGAAGCTGCCGGTATCGTCGGCCAACACCTCGCCCGTCACCTCCAGCAAGCCATATTCGTCGCCGATGAAGTTCATCGGAGCGGATGGCGTGATCTGGACGCTGGTAAACGTGATGGTAAGTTGCGGCCCGATGTCGTTCTCGCCCGTAAATATAAGCGTGCCGCGCTTCTCGGGCTCGGTGCCGATGTTCAGTGTCGAGACGGCCATGTCAGCATCCTTTATTTCACGATGTCGAAGTCGAACTCGTTGATCACCTGACCGATGGCGGCTTCGAGTTCTGCTTTGATGGCGGGCCGCATCGCCGCCATCGATCCGCGCAGGAACCGTCGCGCCTGGATTCTCGGGCGGCGGCGCTCATAGCTGCCGACAGGCTGACCGCCGCGGCGGTACGCCCGCACCGTCACCGGCCCGCTGCGCCGCTTTCCCGGCGCGCCGTATTCGAGGGCACCGAAGCGCGCGGCGAGCGGATTGGCCTTGCCGGTGGCGAGTATCCGCACCCGCCCTCGGACAAAGTCCTCGCGCTCGTCAACGAAGGCGTGGGTGGCGGCGCGCAGCCGGCCGGTCTGCACCGGCTCGGCCGCCTTGACGCGTGCCAGCAACTGGTGTGTTGCCCGCCCTATCGCCACCTTCAGCTTCTTCTGAAGCTCTGCCGATATCTGATCGAAATGCAGGCTCAACCGGCTGAGGTTGGAGTCGACCGTGACGCTCATAATAATTCGTCCAGGCGGAATGCGTAGGAAAAGACCAGCGTGATATCGAGCCGATGCTCCTTGGCCTCGGCATCCGGCGGCAGCACCGCGCAGCCCTCGTAGCGCATGCGCCCGTTAGTGCCGGTGACATCGCGCAGGGTGCCGTCATTTAGGACAGCGGCGACGATGGCGCTGCGGTAGCGCGACAGCAACACGCCGGCATCGGCCGCGCCGCCGGCCCGCACATAGACGCTGAGGCCCGGCGACAATTCCATGCGTTGCAGTTCGCTGTGCCGCACGCCCTCGGGCTGATCCATCAGCGCCTCGATGCCGTCCTGAATGATCACCGCGGGACGGGCATTGCCGGGGACGTCGAGAGCGTTGCGGACGACGGCAGCAATACCGCTTACCGAAACGCAAACCGCCGCCAGCCGAGACAGAATTTCCTCGCGCTTATCCACGGCAGAGCAGGTTGATGCGGCATAGCGTGCCGCCATAGGTCAGCGGGTCGATCTCGGTGATGTTGCTCGGGTTGCCGTCGATCAGGATCACATCGTCACGGCTCGGCAGGCCGAATGATCCGAGCCCGGTCGGGCTGAGAACGACCTTGATCTCCTTTGCCTCTCCCGGCTCCAGGGATTGCGGCCCGAAATTTCGCACCGCTGCCGGGCACGCGATCTGCTCGGCCACAGTGACCCCGCCGGTTGCCGGATCTACCGCGGTGCGTTGCAACGTGACGGTCTGCCCGTAGCCGGCGATCGCCGCGTCGAGCCGCTCGATCAATACCGCGGGCGTCATACCGTCCAGATCTTGTGCGGGTAGAGCATGTCTTGTGCGCCTGCCGGCATGGCGCCGCCGCTGGTGCCGGCCCCGGCATCGCCTGCGTAGACCTGGGTGATGAGGTCGGGGATCGTCTCCGAGCGCAGCGCCGGGTCGCGTCCTACGGCATGCCAGCGCAGGGTCAACCATTCGAGGCAAGCGGCCTGTACGTCGCTCGGGATCGTCGTGTATCCGCTGGTGTAATCCACGACGATGAGCGCGGCGTCCCAGGCGCTTGGCACCGCGGTCGCATCGAGCCGGTACACGGCGCCCTGCTCCGGGTAGACTTCCAACAGCGCCGGGTCGAGCGCGCCGCCGTCTTCCTCGACGGCCACCAGCGGCACGCCGCCGTCATCCACGACAATCGGGTACTGCCGTACGACTAGCGGCTCGCCATACCAGCCGCAGGCGTTGCGGAGTTGGTCGCGGTAGGTTTGCACCGCAAAAATTCTGTCGCACCAGTTGTTGATCGCCATCGACACGGAGTCGATCTGCGCCGAGAGCGTCGCGTCTTGCGATGTATCGGCGGGGTCGATGCCGAGCGCGGCCTTTGCCTGATCAATACTGACGAGCGCGAGGCTCGCAGCCGGCGTTACGACGCGCGTAAAGCGGTAGCCCCAGCGGCTCATCGGCCGAGCTTCGCCAGCACCGGATAGAGATCGCAGGTCAGCGCCGAGCCGTCGCCGAGCTGCAGCGTCAACAGCCCTTCGCTGTCCACGTCGAGCGACTGTGGCGACGGCCCCGGCGGGCCGGGCCAGCCCCTCTCGCCCATTGTGCCGGCCGGACCGGGCGGGCCGGCTTTGCCACCGCGGGCGAGGATCTGCCAATCGTCGCCGGGACAGGCGCCAGGGGCGTCGCAGAGCGCGATGAAGCTGCTTGCGCCACACATCACCACGTCGAGCGATTCATATGCCGTGGCGGGCTTCCAGGCGCCCCTGATTGCAGGCATCCGGCCGACGGGTCCGGGTTCGCCTGCCGGCCCAGGAATGCCCTGTTCCCCGGCCGGGCCAACGATACTCTCGCCGGGCTCGCCACGCTCTCCGCGCCCCCCCATTGGCCCCGGCGGGCCGACAAGCGCGGCCATCTGTAACGCCGCCTCGGCACGCCACGCCCGCAGCGTCGCAATCTCCTCGCGCGCCTCGGCCAGCATCGCCGCCATCTGCAACCGCAACTCCCGCTCCAGCGTCCCGACGACCGAGCCAAGCTCGGCCGCCAGCGGGTCACGCGGCAAGGTGGCGGTATTCGTCATACGCAGCGCGGAACGAAGCGAGTTTGCTCGCGGTGTCGCCGGCATCGGCGCCCCCGGCGGTGTTGTCGGTTGGTGGCGGATCCTGCGGCGGCGGGATTGCCGGTTGCGGCGAGGGCGGCTGCATGTCGCTGCCATATGACAGCGGGACGACCTGCTGTTGCACCCTGGGTTCCGCCCCATGCCCACCCGGCACCGCCGGCAGATCCTCCTGCGCCCGCGCCTCGTCGGGCGAGTAGATCCCTGAGATGACGCCGCGGGCCAGCCCCTCGATGCGCTCGCGGTAGGCCGAGCGAAGCAATGCCCTGGTGTCCAGTTCGAGGTATTCGTCCGGCACGCCGCGCAACCGGAATAATTGCCCGAATGCCTCCTCGATGTGGTTGATCACGAACCCCAGCCCGGTCGCAATCCAGCTTTGCATCAGTAGTTCGGTGCTGGCGTAGGTAGTGCCGCCGATACCGAGGATTTGCAGCGGTATCCGCATCGCCAGCGCAATCGCCTGATCGCTCATCTTAAGCGTCTCGACCAATTGCGCATCGACCGCGCTCGTTTGCATCGGCTGGGCTTTCAACCCCGCTGTCAGGATCGGCGTGCCGCCGACATTCTCGCTCTGCGACTGCTCATTCCACCAGGCGCGCAGCTCCTGCGCCTGTTCCCGCTTCATCACCACATCGGTGGTCAGCAGGAAACTCGGCCGGCTCTGGTTGATGTAAAACTGCACTTGCTGTTGCAGTGCGGCATTGCTCATCGCCAAGTCGAGCGCCGCCGCCAGGATGGGTGATTCGCCCTTCAGCGGGTGTCGCGGCGTGTGCAACCGGACGTGCAGCACATCGCGACTCGGCACGCCGCGCGACAGATCGAGCCGCCGCTCGATGACCTCGTTACCCGACAGGCTGTAGAAGATGCTGCCGTCCTCGGCGATATCCGCCGCCCCGGTTCGCATCAGGTGCAATTCGGTGATTTCGGCCCGGTCGTTCCGCGCCGCCACCGCATAGGCATTGCCTTGCTCGTATAGCCGGCGCGTCAGGTTCAGCAAAAAGTCGCTGATGCTCTGGTAATCGTTCGGCCGCCGCATGATGCGCGATAGCGCCGAATTGGTGACGCGCTCACGTCCGCCATTCTCAAGCCGGCGCCAGTGATCGCCGGGGCACATTGGCACGGTCTGGCTGTACGCGCTGATGCAGGCTTCCAGCATCGCCGAGCGCGAGCCGTAGGGCTGCACGTTCTGCCTAAGCTGCCAATAGTTCCACGGGCTTCCGGCGGGGAGCCAACCGTTCGAGAGCATGTATGGGCCAGGCCGGTACGCGCCTTCCGGAACCGGCGCACCCCAACCGAAGGCGCGGGTAAGCCAGTTCGCCATCAGCGCGTCGTGTACCCCGCGCCAGACGCCGCCGGCTTTACGTCGCGGCGTTCCCCGAGCGTGCCTGTTTTCGCAGCGTCGGCCTCCTCCTGCGTCGGCGTCGGCGGTTCCGGCGGGGAGGAGAGTCGCTCGGCGATCTCCTTGTCGGTAGCTTCCTTGAAGGCTCGATCCTGCGCCAGCCGATCGCCTTCCGGCGTTGCCGCCGCCGTCGTGCGCGTGGCTGCCCTGGTGGTGCTTTCCATCATTTCCTCCGTGTCTCGGTTTCGGTGCCGGCCGCAGCAATCGCCACCGCATTCGACGGCGGTGCCGCGGTGCTGCCGGCATCGTTCGTCGCGGTGACGACACAGGTGATGCCGTGCCCGGCATCGCCGGCCGCAACGACGTAGCTGTCGCCGGTCCCGGCAACGTCCGTGCCGTCGCTTTTCCACTGATAGGCGTAGCTCGTCGGGTCGCCGGTCCAGTTGCCCATCGTGCAGTTCAGTGTGGCACCCACCGTGCCGTTGCCGGAAACGGCGGGCACGTCCACATTCAGCGGCGCGGCCAGCGGGCCGGGATCACCCGTGTGAACCCTTTCCTTCAGGTAATCCGCGCGTGCCTGCGTCGGTTGCGGCACCACATCCTGCGGCCCGGCCTCCTCGCGCGGCTGCCGCGGCACCATGCGTTCCGGCGGTCTGCTTTCCATCTGTCCACCCACGAAAATGGCGGGGCCGAAGCCCCGCCTGACGCAATGTGCTTATGCCCACGACACGCCGCTGCCGATGAACTGCACCATGCCGCTTCGCCGCATGGCCCAATTAACATTGGCCAGCATTCTGATCGCGATCTGGGCGGTCTGGAACATGCTCTGCGTCGGTGTCGCCAGCACGCCCGAACCCTGTGCGCCGCTGGCGATCTGAAGCGGCGTCGTATCCTCCATGTGAACCGTCGCCATCTCGCTGACATCAAATTCCGGCGCACCCGACACGCTGACAAAATCGGCGGCGTCGATCATGTACACCGCGCCGGCCGCCACGCTGGTGCTGGTGATCACCCGAAACATATTGGTGAACTGCTCACTCCAGCCGAACGGCACGCCGCTCGGGCCAGGCGCGAAGGTGAGCTGATTGCGCTGCGCCGGGTTCATCAGCAGCGCCAGGTTGCGGCCCGCATTGGCGGCATAGAACGGCGCCGTCAATTTCTGCAAGTCGCCGAGAAACGCCGCATAGCCGCCGCCGGCCGTCGCGGTCAGCGTCGAGACGCCGTTGGTCAACCCCGCCGGCCGCGTGGTGCTGACCGCAACGTTGTCCAACAGCAACGCATCGATGTTGATCGCCGTGTCATCGACAATGCTGCTGCGGATCAGCGCCTCGATGTCAGGGTTGCTGTAGGCGGCAATCTCCCGGCTCATCACGCTGATGCCGCCCACCTTGTGCGGATAAAGCGTGATGCTCGTCGTGCCCAGCCGGCGCACCGGGATAGGCGCCGCCTCGGCCACGAAGCTGCCGCCGATGCTCGGCGTGTTCGCTCGGCTGGGGATCTTGATAGCCCCGGCATTCGGGCCGAAATTCAGCGCCACGCCCATCGCCGACAATTGCGGGAATACCTGGGTCGGCATCAGCGAGTTGACGAATTCCGCCTGCCCGGTCTGCACCAGTTCCAACGCCCAACCGGCCGTCGTCGTCGTCGCCCCCGCAATCGCCGCGCGGGTGACGAGCGCCGTCTGCTCGTCGTCCGGGTAGCGCTCGGCCAGCACCTGCTCAAGTGGCATCCGGTTTGCCACCGAAATGAAACGCGCGACGCAATGGTTAGCGTACAAATCGCCGGGCGTGCGCTCCTTGGCCGGCAGCCCGAGCGGCCGGCGGTTGATGGCGGGCGCCGTCACTGCCGCCAGCGCCGGTTGCTGTTGAGCCCGCAACGCCAGCGAACGCTCGGTGCTGCGCAGCGAGGACAGCCGCTGCTCCTGTTCGGCAATCTCGGCGTTGAGCCCGTTTGCCGTCTCGATGTCGTGATCGGGGTCGCGCGTCACCTCGAACAATTTGTCGCGCGCCGCGTTAAGCCGGTTCTGACG